GTGGTGGCGGTGGCTCCCACATTCACAAAAGCCGACCCGGTGGTGACTTGGACGAGGAGGTAACTTCTGGTCGTACTGCTGGCGAATAAAGTCACGGCCGAATTTGCGGTAACAACCGTTCCGGAGCCGTCGATGAAAGTGACCCTCGGAAGCTGGGGCGTGAGCGTTGGCAACGAGCCGATGGTGACGGTTCCGGAAATGGGCCTTTCTATTCCGTAATAAATGTCTGCGACTGAATATAGTTCGTAGGATAAAACGCCACCGCTACTTCCGCTATCATATGCAAAACGAGCATAATCCAAATTTCCTGTTTTTCTAAACTGATAGTTTCCGCTTGTTCCAAATGTTGTGGCAGAGCCTGTTGCAAAGGAATTGTTAAGCGTGATTGTTGAGCCGGTGCTATTGCTTACATCCCTATAATCAAGCCGATAAACAACAGGGCTTGGAATACTTATAATCCTAACAGCAACAATAGAGCCGTTTGGAACATCGGTCATATTTATGAGGCCAGAATTTCCTGTTACGACTACACTTCCTTTTGTGATAACAGACCATCCTTGATATGCTCCAAGGTTCGCCGTCACCGTCCCGCTGATGGCGGGGAGAGAGCCGATGGTGACGGAGTTGCCTACCGTGACCGTGCCGGAGATGGGTAAAGGATTATTTTCCGATGTTACTTTAACCTCGTTATCAGAATCGCTAAACCAATGCGATTGCGCTCTTATGGTTGTATAACCGCTTGCTGGATCATTTATGATGGCATCTTCACCTTGTCTGACGGTCGCCGTGACCGTGCCGGAGATGGGGATAATTGAATTTGAGTCCGAGCTGATTATTCTTACCTGATTGCTAATCTCAGACAAAACTGCTCCATCAACCCCAACCCCACCGACCCTTACGCATGGCGCGTCACCAAGCCCCTCAAGAAAAACCGGAATGTTGCCAGCCGTGACCGTGCCAGCCACGGTCTGTGTGGAGGGGAAGTTGGAGATGGACACAACGCTTCCACTTACCGCCGAGGCGATATTAGCGATGGCATTTGCCCCAAGGCTCACAACGCTATGGGCTACAATATGTTCCCCACCCGTGACTACCGAGGAAAGTGTGGTTGCCGTCTGGTTTCCGTCTAAAACTCGAAGTGCCATTTGATTTTACCTTTCTTGTTAAATAGCCCCGATATATTGGGAATTGCGATGCTCCGAGAAATCCAAGGATGCGATAAAGGTGGAAACTCCCGCAGGGGTTGCGATACAGGAAATTGTCAGCCCTCTTTGCCATGCTCTTTTGGCTGTTCTAATGGTTGGGTTTTGGCTTGAAATCCTGGCCATATACACCGTTCCAGATACAATTTCATTCTCAAGCTTGTCTTTTAAAGTAGGAGTTTCAGAATAAAAAGCCTCAAAAATTGAGCAGTATTCGGCATCAAATTGTTCTTTGGTGGTTTTGGCCGCTGTATCTGAATAGTTAACCGATACTGACAGATCATAAACCCCTGTAAAATTTCCTAAAAGCTGGCTATTGATTGAGGCTTGAACGGTGGCATAAGGGAAAAACCTGCTTCCTGTCCTGTTTGCTGTATAAACATTAAGGCCGGATATTCCCCCAAGAAGCCCCGCAACGGCATCCTCTACCAGATATTGAATGGATTGGTTCATTTCTTGGCGGTGGCGTTTATGTCTAGGCTTATGGTCTTTGACCAAGTTCTATTCCTTGAAATAATCTCTGGGCTTTCGCTTGTCATCTTGGCTTGATAAATCGTAACGCTGGTAACATTGGTCATATAGCTTGGCAGGCTTGGGTCACGATAAAGCTCTGCAACTATGCTTTGAAACTTGGCATCAAAGTCCGCCCTTGTCGCTGTGTCTGCTCTGGCTGTATAGGTCAAAGTGGATGGCACATTAAAGACCCCCGTGAACGGCCCAAGAAGCTCTGATCCTATGGTAGCCCTAGCGACAATATGGGGCAGAAGTCTTGGCTCATCCCTTTCGCTGGTGTAGGCATTTAAGCCCGTCACCCCGGAGACAGCGTTGAGAAGCCCCTTCTCAACCTCCCTTTCAATGGATGCCATTTAGGTTGTTGGATCGGCCAAGTCCAAGGTATAGGAAATGCCGTCCGTTGAAGTTGAGAATTGGGCAATCATAAATTCCTTGCCCTCTAGGGTACAAAGATTCCCGATAGTCACGGCTGAGATTGCGGAGGCGCAAACCACGAGGGATTTTGTAAGCCTAAAAACCTCGCCCCCAACATCCAAATCAGCCGAAGTTCCAAGGTCGGTGGCTATGGCGGAAACAGGATTTGAGGCAAGTCCTGTCACGCTCACCCACAAATCATTTATCATGTAGTGTAAGTCAGTACCGAAATAAGAGGTGGAAATAGCCCCGCCCATCAAAACCAACCCTAGTGTCAATCCATTCTTACAAGCCCCTCAAACCAAGGAACATTGTCTGATTCAAACTCTCCCTTTTGACCCCAAAACTTGCTTTCCTTTCCCCTCCGAACCGAAGAGGCCAAGATGATTGGGGCTGAATTGATTGCCCAGAATTGGTCTGCATCCCTGACCGCCTTTGCCATTTGCTCGATGCTTGGGGCTGTATAAGTGGCAATGCCCTCAATCCGAACATCCCCCGGACATAGAACAATCACATTATCTTTGCCTAGTTCCCTTGCGGCTTCTTGGATGATTTTAAGCGGATTATGGTAGGTATTTTGCGAAACCCCGAATGGGGCAATCAGGTGATATTTTTCTGGTAGCCCAATCGCTCTTTCACTACCAAGCCTATCTATAACAATGTTTTCCCTGTCTGCTCCCTTTATGTCATTATGGGAATAGACAAACTCTCCCCAAGATTTTCTGCTTTTTCTATAATCAACATATTTATTGGGCCATATTTCCAGCTCAAGAATATCGGCATCAAAAGGGGTTGCTCCTAGTGGTTGGGCATAGGAAACCATATCAAAAATGCCGTGGTAAATCTCAAGGCAATCAAACAAAACTCTATGCCCCTTGTCGGATAAAAACTTACAGGCAGGCAGGCATCTTAAAATGTCGCCTAGCCTTTGGGAATATTTTATGATTTTAGGTTGCATCATCCACCACGCTTCTGTCTTGAACATGAGTAAAATAGCGATTCAGCCTTACAGGCCCGTGAGTTTTTTGTAGTTTCTCCCAAGATTTCAGAAGCTCCGCATAGCCATAAAAATCTTCCTTAAACTCTACTTGCGCTGGAACAGAATAGGCGAAGTGGTCAAAAACAAGCCCCATCTCCTCGGTGACTCCCCTTGGGATTCTGATCGGCTGGTGATTCAGAATAGGGGGTTCGTGGCTGGTAAACTCAATGCCCTCGCCCCATTTCCATGCTCGATACCATTCGTAAGGATAACACCCAAGCCCGGAGCGCGAAACGACAACCTTTTTCCCTATGTGATAATTGCAAAAGAATTGAGCGGCGGTTCCGGGCGTTCGATCAATCAAAAGCCTATAAACATCCTCCATTTGTTTTTCTGTCCAAAACTCATCAGCGTCCTGTTCCATCACAACCCCGCAATCCACCCCTTCCAATGCCCTTCGTATCATCTCAATCTTTCCATCAAAAGGCTTGTTTTGGTATTGGAAGGATACCTTTGGATGTTTTAGATTTTTTAGGTATTCGTGCGTGCCGTCTATTGAGACAAAATCCTTGTGCCATTTGCTCGAAACTTCCCTGCACCAGCGAGTGCAATTTCTGGGATTGCTGACTCCCTCCACAATCCTCCATTGCCAAGGGATAGTCAGCTTTTGGTATGCCTCTAATTTTTTAGAAATAAAAGGCTCGCCATTCAATACGATAGTGAAGATGGTTAGCATTTGCCGTAGATTACTTTTATTTCAGAGCAGAAGGAAACAAGATCAATTCTCCAAGGAACAAGCCCAACCCTACGCATCCACCCAAGGCATCCGTCATCATTCCCGTGGTGTGATTCTATGGCTATCTGTTCTATTGAATGCCTTTCCTTAAGGCCGAAAAGCGCAGTTTCCATTCCCTCAATATCGCATTTTATTACTTGCGGTTGATGGGCATTGATTAACTCAAGGATGTCTGCTTCTCCTCTGATTGATCTTTCATAAAAAATCCCTTGGGGAAATTCCTCTGAAAGCCTTTTAATGTCTGCCCCATTGCAATCTACCCCAATATATTGCTTGGGGTCTTGGCCTATAAAATATTTTGCCGTTCCGTCTCCAAGGCTTCTTTCCCCCTCAGTCCAGAAGCCACACCCAAGATCAAGAATGGTTTTGCCAGCGCAGTTTATATGTTCCCAATGCTCTCTGGGATTTTCTGAGTGGATTATTCCTTCAATCATTTCCTAAAAATGGCGCATCCATTCCTCCAAGATTGCTCTTCCCATAAAACAGGATGCCCCGCTGTTTTAAGCCATTGATAATTCCCGTAATTCTTAATGTCGTTTGTGTCGTCTAGGGCGATGATTCCTCCCTCTTTTAGCTTTGGGAACCAAACCATAAAGTCGGCCCTTCCAGAAAAAGCCCCGCCATCCAATAAAAGAAAGTCGGCCTCATCCTTAATGGTTGGATGCCCCCAGGTATATTTTTTAGCAACCCTAAAATCCTCCCTATGCCATTCGATGATTTGCTCAAAGGGATACTGATTTAGGTTGGTCTGGGTCGTTCTATAAAAATCCTCAACTGCATCTACGCTCATCCACATCATCGGATTGCTTGAAAGCCA